TTGCTGTGCTGCCCTGCATTCTTGACAGATTCGCCGCGCTTCTATTCCGCGCTGCATTCACATCCCCGCCGTACCGGATCGCCAAAGCATCAAGCTCGCCTTGGGCGGCAGTGTCTTCCATCACCAAAAGCGGAGAACCGGCCATCTCAACGCCTGATTTCCCGTACAAGGCCCGTTGAGCGCTCAGCAGTTTCTTGACGCCTTCCCGGTGCATCTGTTCATCATACGCGGCCTTCTGTTGCGCTGCAATCGCGTTTTGTTCTGAAATAGCAGCATTCGTGTCAGCCGCCTTCTTCTGCTGCACCCCGGAATAAACCGTCCCGGCAGCGGCAACTGCAGCAGCGATCAGAGCATATGTTGCTGTAGCGTAAGCCATCAGCAAACCTCCTTTTCATAGGCTACTTCCGCGACCGTGTAGCCAAGCCCCTCGTAAAGGGCCTTGTTTTCCCCTGCACGGAGATCGGCCAGATGGGCAAGCCGAACGGCGGTTGCGTTCTTCATCTTCGCCCACGCCTCAAATGTGTTGATCAGAAGCCCGCCATAGCCCTTATGCCGACACTCCTTGTCCACAAACCAGAAAACCTCTTGGGCGATCATCCGACCACTTAAGGGGTCGGGATAGCACATCCCGGAAATAATGCCGACGATAACCCCCTCTTCCTCAACGACAAATATGCAGGCAAATCCGGAAGAAACAAACCCTTCCCAATTTGCTTTGACAGTGGCGATGTCGATATCGATCAGCGTCCGGCTGTGTTCATAGTATCCACGAATCTTTTCAGCCAGCGCGTTCAGATCGTCGTTGTTCATCTCGCTTAGGTCAAGGGGCCTGATGTTCACGTTATGCTTACCTCCGGTATGATGGCCACCACGGTCAGCGGCATTGGTTTGTCCTGCACAATCATAATCCGCGCGTTCTTTTCCCACCTGTCATCGTATCCGATAGGCAAATCTCCCGTAAAAAGATCGTATGGCGCGCCAAGGGTAATAACCCGATCGCGGTCGACCAAAACATCAAGATTGCTCTCGTCTCTGCCCACCTTAAACGTCGCAGAGCGGTAAACCCGCACGTTGACTTCATGTATCTTTTTCAGCCTGCCTTGCGCCGTTCCATCGCGCATAGCAGCCTCTAAACGCATGGGCTGAAGGATGCCTGTATATGCAAGCCCGGCATGCACTACCGTCGCGGCGGCGCTGAGGGTAATCTGTCCACTGGCCACAACCTTGCTTGTCTGAATGTTCCCATCGGCAAGAATTGCCACGGTTTCGCCTTCGAGGTGCGAAAGCCCGGTTATGGTGGAGGTCGAAGCGCCGTTGTAGGTAATCCCCGAGTCCACAAAGAAAGCATTCAGCCCCTTGTTTGTGATGTAATCCGCTGCGCTGTCATCGAATACGTCTTCCAGCATTTCAACATACCGGACAGTGACCCCATTGACGGTGCGTTTGATGACTGCCCAAAGTTCGTCATAACCCGTTCCGGGAATAGTCGCCAGGCTTTCTACCTCGGCAGTTCCCATCGGATGGCGGTGCCAGCCGACAATGTCCTGCTCCCGTAGATAGGTCATCGCGACCAGGGAGCCGTCGGTAAGAAACGCCCACAAGATCGACGCCGGTTCCTGCTGGTAGGCCATGCCTGCAATGCCGCTCTTCATAACATGTTCGGCGAGAATTGTCAGATCGGGCGCGACGTAGCCGTTCGATTCCCATTGATAGGTAAATTCCCGAACCTTCTTGCCGGCGCGCTGCAGAAACAATGTCGATGAAGCCACCGACTCGGGCATCAATGAGTAACAGCCAAACGCCGTCTGCTGTTTCGCAACCACGTTCAGAGGTGTAAGCGCTTGCCCGGTATCTTCGGGGCCTAAGCGCCATTCCGCGCCTGCCGTGCCGATGATCAGATATTCCCTCGGCTCAATCCACTGGATGACATTTACCTGTCGGCCGGCGAGGGTGAACTCGAATGAATCCGACGCATCCACCCCCGGCATGAAGTTTTCATAATCGCCAACCACCGAGCCCCATATCGTTTCCGGATAGGCGCTCGACCCGGCAACGCACAGTCTTTCCTCAAAGAATGTACCGCAAGACGGATAACCATTCGTTGAATTCCAGACCTCGGCTTCCAATGTCCAGTTGACCGTTGCCGTTATCGGGTCGGGGGCGTCGGATAACTCCTTGAGTATTTCCCCACTTACTTCAGTTGCGGACGTATAAGAGGTGATCTTTATAAACCCGCTGTAAATGCGGACATATTTGCCAACGTCAGAGCTGCGGAAAAGATCACCCGTCGCAGTGACAATCGAACTCTTGATATAATCAGGGTCTGGAGTCAGAACCGGACTTTTTGAGTCTGGATCGCTTCCGTCGCTCAGGCGGATATAGATCGTATCGTATCCGAGGGCGTCATTGTCGCCCCACGCCCACTGCGAAACCCCCAGCGTCCCCAGGGCGCCTTCTACAGATTCAACGCCGTTGATGTAGACCTTGTCGGGCTTGGTGGCAGAGTAAAACGTTGCGGTATTGACAATATAATATTCGGTAGTTCCCGACCCCGACAAAAGCCAGTTGTTGTCAGCATCAGTGGTGAGCAGGTTCGTAAAAGCCTCGGAGGCGCTGCTCGACGTGAGTGTGCAGATGCCGCCTGCAGGACTTGCGATAGAAGGCAGGACGCTTCCATCCGGGCTTCCAAGCAGACTCCATGACTGCGACGCGATCGGCCCTACAGTGGGAAAATCGTCAATTATGTCGCACGTGACCTGTGTCGTGGAGTTGAATGAGATAATTGAGGCCCGGCCAACCCCGGAGGTAATCAGGCGATTAACATCCCCGGACTGGAACACGGCGGCGCCTGCGGTAAAAACTATGCCGCTACCAGTCGCGGCGGCAAGGGTCAGCGTCGTGGCGGGNTTTATCCCCTGTTCTTTTGTGGCAGGCGACCGGAAGTTGATTGTCGATAGCGTCCATGATGTATGGCCGGTGCGGGAAAGTTTCCGGGGCGCATACTCGGGATGGAACAAATACAGTACATCAGCGCTCTGGCAATATTTTATCTCGGAAATATCCGCCTCAAGATATGGGGAGGGAATCTCATAGGCAAGATCGGTGGCGCCAGCTGAAACAACCCATTTTACGGCGGCAAGGTCTGTGGCAAAAGCCGCTGCCGCAGTATGTGCAACGATACACCGATAATAACTGCCGGCATTCGTAACCAGCGCCCCCAGAGCGTACACCGTTCCCGTTACCCATGCCGCGTATGCAACCTGGATTCTCCCCTGATTGCGATAGAACCGGATGTACTGGTCGCCAAATTCGAGGATGTACGCCTGTGTCGTACTGAACTCGAAGGGCAGCAACCGGGACGCCTTGGCGTTCGTTTTCGTGCCGGCTATATAACGGAATCCCGGGCGGTAGTAAGCGGGGCCTCGGGGATCGATGACAAAATTCTCCATGCGGTAAGCTGCATTCTGGTATTTTGCCAGATCGACACGCCCTTCGAGGCGATCACTCCATTCGCCGCCGGTAAAATTCGTCTGTATGAAATGCGCAGCGCTCACCTAATGCCCCTCAGTCTGCCACGAATAGTTTCCATTATCCAATGTCTGCATGTCCTTGTGTCTCGGCGGATTCCCCTCTACCGCGTTCAGCGAATACGCATCCGGCAAGTGCTTCGTGTAAAGCTCCTGCAATAACGATTCTCGCAGTTTTGGATTATCCGCCAGCTTCCCGGCCAGCTCCGCGCCAAGCCTGGTCGCCAAACAGTTTGCAAAGGACGGGCTGTAGCGCCCTGTTTCGGTTACGAGTTTGATGTACCGGATGTAAATTTCTTCATCCTGATTCGTCAGCAGTTCCCCGCCTTCGACAACCCACTCCGCGTCAGTCCCGTACAACTCCCAGACACGCAGGCAATCAGCAGGGATAGTGTAGGCGTAATCCCACTGAAAAACAGGGGTCGTTACCAGTTGGGCGCTGATATCCGCCCGGGACATCGCAAAATTCCATGGGTGCGCGGCAAGAAGTTCGTCTCGCAAGATCGGGTAGAGGACGTTGCAGGCCCGGCCCTCCTTTGTGGCATCTGTCAGCGCCGTGATTGACAGATTGCCAACTTTCAGCAGGGCCAGATTGCAGATTTGAACCTCAGATATCGACATATTTTCCCCCTATCCGAGCAAGCCCTTGATGGCACCCATCAGGAACAACAGCAAGACAAGCGCGGCGTAAAATAATTCGCTGCCCGGGTCTCTCATCTTACAGCCCCCGTACCTTTTTCGCCTTTACCAGCTCGTTTTCCAGCCGGGGAAGTTTCCAGCGGCGATCATAGGCCGCGCCCATCTCATCCATCTCGGCGCGAACGGTTGCGGTTCGTAATGCCTCCTCATCGGCATCGTCAGCCCCATCGTCGTCGGAATCTATGGGCATTCCCAGCGCGGCGGCAGCGGCATCATCTTCGGGGCTGCAATGGTTCAAAAGACCGGAAAGCCATGTTCCCCGTGTAGGATGTTTCCCTTTGGCGACTTCTGCCGCCAGATCGGCTTTGGATATCGTCAGTACGCTTCCGCTTTTTCGAACGTCACCCATAAACTGGAACGTGTCATTCACTATGAATTGTGGCATGTTATTTGACCTCCTTTTTGGTGTATGTTTTAGAAACGGTTTCGCTCATAATTTATCCCTTACTCTTTTTTTGTGGTAGGCAGTCCAGCCGCCAAGCACTACGCCCCAATACATAGGGTAACAAATCCGCAAGGGCTTCCCAGTTGCCTTCATCGCCTCAAGGAAAACATCGTTGGCCTGTGAATAAGTTGCCACCGGGACGCTATCAATCCGGTAAAGGTAGTCATGTATCACGGCTTCACGGTGCGCCCTGTCTCCCCAGGCCTCGTATGCAAAAGGAACGCGCGGAACGGAGGCAAAATCGGTTTCGAAGAAAGACGGCTCTCCTTCCGGGTCGGGTTCTTTTGTCTCAAACCACGGCGGAACGACAATCAGGCGGTCAAGAAGTCTGCTCCAATACTTCAGCGGTTTGGTAACGATCCAAACGCAATCGTTGTCTGATTTAAGTTCTACGCTGAGGCTTGTAATAAATCCTGACTTCATGCCCTTACCTCATACCAGAAAAACATGATTCCCAATCTCTGCAACAACCTTCATCTTGTCATCCCACGTTACGCCGCCAAGGCCCGCCTTTGTCGCATACTGGCAACAATGGCTTGCCGCAATCTCGGGAGTCCGGGGAATGTTATAGCTCACCAGTCCCAGCGCGATCCCCCAGCAGCTATTCAGCGCCGCGTTGGTCGCGATCTCTTCATCCCACTGTTCGGCAATGTGCAGGAGCTTCCCGTAATTCGGGTCGTTCTCGTTGAAGCAGGAGAACTGCCATTTCTTCAGGCAAACCTCCCGGATTGTCTTGCCGTCCCAATTTCGATGATCGACACGCTCAAGGATCACGCTTCCCACGGCAATTTGTCCCTCGACGCTTTCGCCTCGGGCCTCGCCGTAGATGGTAAGAGCCATGATCTGCGCGTCGGACAATTTCAGAAAAGACTTGTTATCGCTTACGCTCATCCTCGTTCTCCGTGAGGGATAATGACATTCCCTGTTTTCAGCGTTTTACATGCGTCGTTCGCGCAAGAGACCTCATGATAGTGATTGTTCATCCGAGTCCAAATAGCGCCGATTTCTCCCTTAATTCCAGTGAGTATGAAGATGACGATCCCCTGCATAAACCCTACGCAAATTCCGATCACGGTGATTACAGTTGTTTCCAATTTATCCCCTTTCGCGCAATTTGTTGTACCGCCGGGAGGCAATCCTCCCGGCGGTACGGTTAGAGGGTTATGCCCTGTACGGCGTCTGGTTTTTGGTCGTTGAGCCGGGGATGATCTCCGCGTAAAAAGTGCCGGCGGAAAGCGACCAGTCCCCCGTAGTCGTGTAGAGGATATGCAGGAACTCCCTCAGCCCCCGGGGAAGCGGGACGTTAAGGATTTCATACCCGGGCACGAGCGTTGCAATCGGGATCGCATTGGCCACATCAACGCCAATACCGGTCGGCTTATAGGAGCCGCCAACCGTCGCACAGTCCTCCAGGTCAAGATAGAGGGCCGTCCCGGCAGTGGGCGCAACCCCAACTGTAATTACCAGCCGGTCGTTTCCGTTCTCCGGGCCATGCGACAAAAGCGCAGTCCCGACGTGATCGTACATGACGCCCAGGTCGACTACGTTTGTGGATGCAACCGTTGTTGCATTCGCTGTGATGATCTGACCATCCGAAAATACTAATTGAGAATCTCTCATTATGCTTTCTCCTTTCTGTCTAAGATGGAGCCATTAGGAAATGGCATCCTCCGTGTTAAGCAGAATTTCACGCGAAATCTGACGAATAGGCGTCCCCTGGAAATACAGGGGCGGTTCTCCGGAAAGCGCGTTCCCGCCGGCGGTGAAATACACGTTCGACTTGTCCTTCATCCTGATCTGCATCTGGGTAAGGATAGTCTCGTTGACGTAGATTCGCGTTCCGGCGCCGGTGTTCATGTTGTTCAGGAGCGTGATCAGATCATCCTCGTCAAACGTGTTGTCAGCTCCGGCGCTTTCGATATTCGCCACCCGACCAATCGCCCGCGGATCGCGAACCACCAGACCGCAGCGAATAACAAAATGGTCGCGGTAGACCTCCATCAGACCCGTGGACAGTTCAGAAGTGATCTGCCCTTTATCCTCATGCTGAACCCCCAGCGTTGCAGCCATGTTCTTCGGGTAGATCAGAAAGGCGCTCGTCTGCCCCCAGGTGACAACGTAGGCGCTGGTTACATCAGAGCCTGTGCCGCCGCCCCCGATGACAAACCGGGCATCGAGCGTACCCAGACGAGGGGCCAGCCCGTGCATGGAATCGGGGTTTGTGTTGGCGTTGCCGTAAAGAATATCCGACGCGATGGTTTGCCCCAGACCCTCAATGAACGCATCTACCTCGCCTGCGCGGAAGAGCGCCGGGGAAGGCATGGAATCGACCAGGGCTGCATCGACATCGCAGTAGTCTTCCAACTGCTCGATGACATCCATGATCTCCGTGGTGCGAGACACGGACTGAGTTACCCGCGCGTTCAGCTTGCGGCGTGATCCGGTCGGCAGAGAGCCCCGGCGCGTGGTCTTGTTTGTCCACACATCGTTAGAGGGCATCCAAGGCGCTTCCTGAAGAATGCTGCCCATCTTCCGGTTCAATACTTCCGCAATCAAAGCCTGATTGCCGGAAGGGTCGATTCGTTTTGCCTGCTCGACCATGCTGTATGTGCTTGTTAAAGTTGCCATTTGTTCGGCCTCCTTTTAAGTTTTATTGTAGGTTTTGGGGAATCGGGACTTCGCCTTATCCTCATCCGATAGTTCGTTTCCGCTGCCGCCCCGGTCGCCCAATGCCAGCGAATCATTAGAGACGGCCTTTCCGATCGCGGCAAATACCCGCAGAAACGTGGGATGATTGCCGAGAGGAAGGCCGCCGACCTTCGTTTCCTCGATGAACTTCTGGACTTCCGGAGTATCGCCCCCGAATTTCTTGAAGGCTCGGGCCGCAAGTTCCGTGTTGACTTTGAACGTGTCGCCCTTCCATTCATCCTTGAGGGTGTTTATTGCAGCCTCGTTTGCCTGCTGTTCGGCCTGCTGCGCCTTGGCCTGCCCCTCTTTGGCAAGGCCCCAGTACCAGTTGTAAATCTCTTTCGCCTGAGCGTCAGGTAGGCCCTTCTCGAAGGCAAACTGCTTAAAGACTGATTCGATTGCCGGGTCATACGGAACCCCCTCGGGGAGATCCGCAGGTTTGGCGACACTGTACTTGTCCGCTGTTTCCGGCCTTCCCAGTTTCTGGTAGAAAGCCGCCCTGTCTGCATCGGTCGAATTTGCGTCAGGAATGACAATCGCTTTCCCTTCGGCCTTAAGCAGCGTGTCGAACTTGTCCCAGACCTGTGCAGGTTCTTTGAACTGGGCAAAGGTTTCGTTCTGCTTGTGGGCGTCCGGCAATGAAGCCATCCATCCGGGATACTCAACCGCTCCGCTTCCTCCGGCATTGTTTCCGCCGCCATCGTTGTCTGCCATTTTACAATTCCTCCTTGTCTGATTTTATGATCGGCTGTTTCATCAGCCGCATCGTGAATGCCTGCATGTTTTCAACTATAATGCCGCCACCGCCTAAAATGGCAAGCAATTTCATGGCCCAATTCCTAAGCGCAATCGCTTCCGCCGTTGCCGGGATAGGGTCGAATGCGCCCATGTCTCCAAGCATCCACATCAGGGTTGCCTGCCCCGTCCGGGTGGAAAACGTCTGCCGGGCCTGGGAAATGATCTCTTGATCGGCAAGGTTAAGCGGCTGCGGCATCTGGCATCCCTCCACTCAACGCTGCATCCAGACCTTGAGACAACTTTCCGCCCATGTTCCGATCGGCCTCGCTTGCCGTTTTCAATCCCTGCAATGCACTCATGGCGTCCTGCTGCTGC